AACGCACAAGCAGCAGCACAAGTTGAAGCTGCTCGGATAGCTGCTGAAGAACAACGCTTTAGACCAGTAGGTATTACTACTCGGTTTGGTTCTGCTACGCCACAGTTTACTGACAATAGATTAACAGGCTACGACTATCAAGGTAGTCCAGAAGTAACTGCTCTTCAGGATCAACTAAGTAGAATATACGGCACAAGTCTTGGTCAAGCTGAACAAGCAGCTACATATCAACCACAGTTTCAACAAGCTGCTCAAGGTTTATTTGCATTAGGTCAGCAAGAAATGCCTCAGAGTAGAGAGCAGATTATGGCAGAGCAACAGGCTTTGCTACGTCCTTATGATATTGAAGAAGAACAAAGACTAGCTGCTGGTGTGTTTGGTCGTGGTCGAGGAGGATTAAGTGTAGGTGCTGGAGGTAATCCAGAACTACAAGCACTAGCTGAATCTCGTAACCGTAGAGATCAACAGTTACTAGCTAACGTAGATCAAGCCTATTTAAACAGAGCAGCGTTAGGTGCTAACTTGTTTGGTCAAGGTGCTGGACTACTAGGTCAAGGATACACAACACAACAAGCTGCACTA